TCTGGTGGAAATAATTACTCAAACACTACAGGAGCTCAAACCTTTAATATAGTCGGTAATGGCGCAGGATTATTACTTAACATCACTTCTACAAATGGTGCTATCACTTCAGTAAGTGTAAATTCTAATGGAAGTGGTTATAAAGCAGGTGATGTTGTTGGTATCTTAACTTCATCAGTATCAGGAAGTACTGGAAATGGGGCGATTATCACAATTGGTTCAGTATCTCAATACGATACATTATATCTAACTAACGTACAAGGAGATAATTTTACTACATTATCATCCTTACAATACTTTGACAATGGTGGGAATAGACAATCATCATCATTAACTGTCAATAATTCAACTACAACTGATCAATTATATCAAGGAAATTATATTAAAGTGTCTCATTTTGGGCACAATATGTATTCAACAGCGAATAGGGTTGCTTTAAATGGTGTTGAAAGTGATTTAGCACCTCAATCATTGATTTCAGATTTTAATGCAAATTCACAACAGGTAAGTATAGCATCAACAATTGGTTTTGATACTTTTGAGGGAGTTGCCGTTAGCGCATCAAATCCAGGATATATTAAGATAGGTGCCGAAATTGTTAGTTATACTGGGGTATCAAATGGAACTCTAACTGGATTATCAAGAGAAGTTGATTCAACTATCAGCATTGATTATGCAACAGGAGAGTTAGTAATGAAGTATGAATTAGATGGTATTTCTTTGAGAAGAATAAACAGAACTCATACTTTATCTTCATATTCAGGTGATATTGATTCTTACTATATTCAAGTTAATAGAGGTACTTCTTCAACATTGGGTCCAAATAGAAGTGGAGACTCAACTGCACTGGCAAATACACCACAATTATCCTTCAATAAAGAAGATGTAGTTGGTGGTGATGAGATTATAGCAACTCAAAATCTTCTTTTTGATACAATAACTCCATCATATGATGTATACGGTCCTGGATCAAATATCGCTGTTTCAGCATCTGTCAGAACAGTAAGTGGAACTAGTGCTGGTGGAAATGAAACTCCATTCTTAGATCTTGGATATCAGCAAATACAGTTAAATTCTGAGAATAAATTTATCACTCCAAGAATGGTTTGTTCCAGATCCAATGAAACTCAATATTTGTCTGAACTTCCAAATTCAAAGTCATTTACCACTGCATTAACTTTATCAACAACAGATTTGAGTCTTTCTCCTCAAATTTTCTTAGATGGTTGTGTAACTAATTTTTCAATACCAAGATTAGATAATCCAGTATCAGACTACATTTTTGATGGTAGAGCTAATCAAATACAAGACAATTCTCATGCATCCAGATATGTTTCCAATACGGTTTTCTTATCTCAACCAGCAACTTCATTGAAGGTTATTCTTACAGCATATAAGCATCCATCTGCAGATTTTAGAGTCTTATATAATTTAATAAGTGCTGATTCTTATGAAGTTGACCAATCATTCATTCTATTTCCTGGTTATAATAATTTAACTATTGATAATAATCAGGATGGATATCTTGATATTGTAAATCCTTACTTAAATAGTGGTCTTCCAGATACAAATGTTCCATCAAGTTCAAATGATGAATATTTTGAATATGAATATACTGCCCCAAATCTGAAAGAATTTGTTGGATTTACTCTTAAGATTGTAATGTCAGGTACAGATCAATCAAAACCACCAATTATAAGGGATATAAGAGCAATAGCATTAGCATAGTATAATTATGACACTCGCACGGATAGAAGGGCATTTAAATTTATACAAAGATGAAACTACTGGTGCAGTAATCAATCTTGATAATACTGCATATAACCAGTATATACAATCTAAAAAAAATAAGGAAAATAAAAGAAAAACTCAACAGCAAGATATTGACAATTTAAAAAATGAAGTGCGTGAAATTAAATCATTATTGATGGAGTTGATAAATGAAACCAGAAGAAATTGAATTAAAGAGTTTAAATAAACTTTTTGAATATGAAAAGCATTGTAGATTTATAGATGATCTTTCTTTTGAAGAACTTAAAAATTTTTCAAAATTATATTGTAAACTGTATTTGCAACAGCAAGAGGTCATATCTTCTTTATTTTAAAATTAATTATAAATATTTTAAAGCAGATATATTTTAAATGGCAGTTTACATATCAAACATTGTCATTGAACAAGGATACGATTTTAGTACCACATACGAATTATCGGATGCGTTGACTGACGGTCCCATGAATATTACTGGGTATGGTATTACTGCACAATTGAGAAAGAATTATTCAAGTTCATCTGCAGTATCATTTTCATCTTCCATAGTAGATTCTGCTAATGGCGTAATAAAAATTGAGTTATCTAAAGAACAAACTGCATTATTGAGACCGGGTAGGCATGTTTATGATATTGCTATTCAGCCTGGTGGATTAGAATCAAATTCCGATAGAAGTAAAGCTATTGAAGGAATGGCACTAGTAAGACCAGGAGTTACAAAATAATGGCGAAACCAGCAAGCAGACAGGAATTGATTGATTATTGCTTAAGAAGACTTGGATATCCAGTACTTGAGATAAATGTTGATGATGACCAAATAGATGATCTTGTTGATGATGCCCTTCAATATTTTCATGAAAGGCATTTTGATGGTGTTGAGAGAATGTATTTGAAATATAAAATTACTCAAGATGACCTTGATAGAGGTAGGGCAAAGAATACTTCTGGTCCAGGAATTGTTACTACAACTGCATCATCTACAATTGATGGGCAAACAAAGAATTTTAATTTTTACGAAACATCAAATTATATTCAAGTTCCCGATTCGGTAATTGGAATTGAAAAAGTATTTAAATTTGATACCAGTTCCATCTCTGGTGGAATGTTTAGTATTAAGTATCAACTATTTTTGAATGATTTATATTACTTCAATTCTGTGGAGTTATTGCAATATGCTATGGTTAAGAGTTACCTTGAGGATATTGATTTTCTTTTAACTACAGATAAACAAATTAGATTTAATAAGAGACAGGACCGTTTATACTTAGATATTGATTGGGGATCGCAAAGTGTAGATAACTTTATGGTTATTGACTGCTATAGAATTCTCGATCCTAATGATTTCACTCAAGTATATAATGATAGTTTCCTAAAGAGATATTTAACCGCTCTAATTAAAAGACAGTGGGGGCAAAACTTAATTAAGTTTAGAGGTGTAAAACTTCCAGGTGGAATTGAAATGAATGGTAGAGAAATATACGATGACGCAGAAAAAGAAATAGAGGCTATTGTACAGAAGATGTCTTCAGAGTATGAACTTCCCCCTTACGATTTTATCGGGTAAATAATGACATTAAATCCATATTTTCTTCACGGGTCTCAATCAGAACAAGGTCTTATACAAGATCTTGTAAATGAACATATAAGAATGTTTGGTTTGGATGTATATTACATACCAAGAAAATATATCAAAACGGACAATATTATAAGAGAGGTTCAATCATCGGCATTTGACGATTCTTTCATAATTGAAGCATATATGAATAATTATGAAGGATATGCTCCTGGAAGTGATATAATGACCAAGTTTGGAATAAATTTAAAAAACGAAGTTTCATTAATAATTTCCAGAGAAAGATTTGAAGAATTCATATCTCCATTATTGCAGACCATAATAGAAGGAAATAATACATATGCCAACGATAGTGGAGATTTACTTTTTTCAACAAGACCTAAAGAAGGTGACCTAATTTATTTCCCACTTGGACAAAGACTTTTTGAAATTAAGCACGTAGAATTTGAAAATCCATTCTACCAATTGGGGAAAAATTACATTTATGAACTTAAGTGTGAATTGTTTGAATACGAAGATGAGCAAATTAATACCAATATTCCTGAAATACAGGATAGAATGTCAAATATTGGGTATATAACAGAATTGATACTAGTAAGTATGGGTTCTACGGCAACTGCCCAGTCATTTATTTCTCAAAGTGGTGTTGTAAATAAAATCTATCTTAATA